TATAGCTATTTGTATCGGCACTTTCAATATTGTGTCCTGATGCAGAGTAGGAATATCCTGTCCGATACTGATGGCTCGTGATAGTTTCATTTATTACTGATTCAGAAGTGCTTGAAGTTTGAGAACTGCCTGAACGAAATTGTGGGACAACAGGTACAGCAAGGGTTCTTATAGGTAATACTAATAAAACTAACCAAAAAAGTCTAGTCAATGGTAATACGGACAGTAGTAGAGCCAATACAACTTGTTCCGCTACCTCCTGCTGTGCAAGTATGTATTCCTGATGAAAGAGATGTTAAGGCTAAGTTTCCTGCTGTACCACCTGATATAACTGTAGTCTGACCCCCAAGTACAGGAAGAGTTGCAATACCGCTTGATGGAGTAATTGCAGTTTGTGTTCCGTCACCAACTTGGTAACTTTCGCTAAGAGAAAAAGCCGATCCAGCAGTTGTTACTGTTTTGTTGGTATGAACTGCGTTTGGTAAACCAGTATTACCAAAACTACCAAGATTTAATCCACCAATTCCATTAGTAACAAGAGAATCTCCTGATCCTGTTGAAGTAGTTATATTATTTCCGCTTATGCTGTAGCTAGATGGGGCTGCATTAGTAATTACATAAGGAGAGTCAATAGAAATTTGTGCAGAAGTTACAAACTCCTGTTTTATATCAGCATAAACAGGTGTTGCAAAGATCAATAAAAGTGGTAGAAGTTTTTTCATTTTTTTGGATCGACTACTTTAGCACCCACTATTTTTATAGGTGTTTCTACCCTTATAGTCTGATACGAACCATCGGTTTTGGCAAGTTCCTTCTTCTCATCTCCGTTTTCCTTACGTTTCTTAGCACCCTCAAGCCCGAAACTGGAAAGTGCGGTAGCTAACAGAGAAGCTGGAAATGTAATATCCTGCTTTTCTCCTGTTGTCAGACCTGGAATCTTAGGTAAGTAATTGCTCGTAACGAGGAGGCCCGACCAAAATACTACCAGAAGCCTTACTGCGACTGAGATGTACTCAAATTGTTCTTCTTTATCATCAAACTTTTCTTTAATTTTTTGAAAAGTGCTCTTCTTTTCTTCTGCCATAGCTACTTTTTTTAGTCATACTAAGCGTAATTATAACTTAAAGCAATGCCAGAGGTTTATGGAGCGTTAATCGGAGCAGCAGCTACCGCTTTTCTTATGGTGTTATCTAACGTAAGTAACCGAAGAGAAAGAGATATAAGAGAATTATTTAATAGATTAAATCAACTGGAAAGAGCAGTAAGTAAACTAGAAGGCCAAAATCGTTAATGTTTGGTATGTTTAGGAAAGATAAACAAAACAAATGGTAAAAATTTTTAAACCTATTCTTCTCGTATTTATTAAATCTAAAGCGATGAAGAGGTTAATTCTGGATCTGTTGAAAGCAATAGCTAAACAGACAGACAATACGATAGACGATCAAGCAGTTGCTTTTATCGAATCCAGGATGTTCCCAGGTTCTACAACAAATCTTCAATGATATGAAGAATGATGGCTTCATAAAATTTATCTCAACTCCTCTGCCAATGGAGACACAGTTGGCAGTTGAATTAAGATGCAGGGAAGTCATGGACTGTGATGATATAGACAAGTTAAAGGCTTTTTGCATAGATATGATGAAAAATCATGCAAGAACTGAGATTGTACTATCTAACGCAATGATGCGTATGTTAGAACTTGAAGCAAAATTAGCTGTACTACAAACACCGCCAATTAAAAATATATTATTCTACAAATTTCGTTTATTTATAGAAAAATTGAAACTGTTAAAACAAATAAAGCAACACCAAAAAAATCATTCGCATCGAGCGTAAGCTGCCTGTTGTTTGGAGACTATCATCTCAGGGTACTGGATCGTTTCCCACCTGTGTCCACATTCGTAACATTCTCTTCTACGAATGATTATAAATTTTGAGTTTCTATCAGATCGGACAACCTTCTGATCGCTGTATGTCTTACAGCCTGGGCACTCGACCCATGTTATTCTTTTCATTTTTTGCGTTGAATGTATTTTTCGTATTTAAGGTCTAGATCAAGAGACTCTTTAGTGTATTGAAGTTCATCAATATTACCCATAAGATATTCGTCATCTAGTGCAGCACGTTTAATTTGATACTCGTAATACTTACCTTTTGGCACAGTATTCAGTCTTTTTGCTTTCTTCCGTCAATTCGTCTTTGTACAGATTCTCTCCACATCAACTCATCTTTGGCTTCTGCAATTTTGTATTCAGAACTAGAAAATTTGCGTTGTAATTCTTCGTAAGCTACTTTTCTGACCCATGCAGTACCTCGCATACCCTCTTTGTCGGCTAACTTTTCAATAAGTTCTGCTCTGTTAGGGTCTATGAGTACCTGATAATAGCTTTTGTTTCCGTGTTTTAGAGCCATTTACAATGTTGTTCTTGTACTACTCTACCACCAAAAAGGCAAATCGGCTTTATCAAGTTGCTTTTCCACATACTTTTTTCGGGCATCTCTTCGCTTTTTAGTCTTACCTACACGAATTTCCCTAGCTTTTTTTAGAAAGTCTATGATACTAGCCAGATCCCTGGTAGTTGCTTTCGGAATCTCTTGGTATAGATCTTTCATCAGATCTACTCGAATATTCTTCTGCATAAGCAACAGGCATGACCTCCATTAGAGTTTTGTAGTATTGTACTCCAAGCGTTTTACTGTGCTTGGAGATATACCACCCGTTTTCATTTTTGCAAATACCAATCATTTTTGTATTCTCCTTCGTTTGTTGGTTTTAGTAGAAACGCTTTTAGAAGGTTTCCTAATTTTTGGAGTTGTAGTGCTCCTTGGTTTCATGGATGTTAAATGCCATCCATTTCCTTTAGGGCAAACATAGACATAAGAGTGGTTTTTACCTCTTTTTCTCATATCCGATGCTTCTTTCTTGGCCTCCTGTTGGGTGCGGTAACTAATCTTATTGCATTTATAACAATGCCCTAAGACTGACATACCTCTTTTTTCTATGAAATCTCCCAACTTATGTAGTGGGAGTCTATTCATTTATGTTTTGACCAATGTTTGATTAGAATTTCTAATTCTTGAATACGTTTTAACGCTGCGTTTATGCGATCTTGTTTTGTCAATGAACTTCGCTCCATTTGTCGCCAATAGACACTTCAGCTAATGCAGGAACATCGCCTAACCATTTTGCTTCCGCTTTTTCCATTGTAGTTTTAAGAATTCCAGCCCACTCATCTGCTAAATCTTCCTTAACAAGAAGTATCAATTCATCGTGAACGGCTGCTGCAATCCTTACTTTATTTTCGCCAGCATCTTTAACCTGTGTCCATAAATTTCCCAACGCACATTTTAATATTGCTGCACCAGCACCCTGTATGGGTGTGTTACATCTAACAGTTGTCCTATTAAGATCGCCTTTAAGAAATCTACGCATATTAGAAACGGGAACTCTAGTCTCAGCCCATTCATCGCCTTCAGTATCACGAGCCAAATGATTCATTTCCTGCTGCCAACTTCGGACACCACTATATGTAGTGAGCCAGTTATCTCTAACCTTGATGGCTTCTTCAGTAGACATAATTACACCACTACTACCAGCGTAGTTCCGTAAACCTTCTGCCCCTGCACCATATAACAAACCAAAGTTAGCGGACTTGGCTATCTGTCTATCGCAACCCATCTGTTCGGCTGTGTAGTCATGCAAATCTTCGCCACGCTGAAATGCAGCAGTCATGTTTTTGTCTCTAGCTAATGCAGCAGCAAGACGTAATTCCATCTGTGAGAAGTCAGCGTCTACTATCTTCCAGCCTTTTGGTGCTTGAACACATTGCCTAAACTCTGAGTCTCTGGGAATCTGCTGATTATTGGGCTTGATACTGGACATTCTTCCTGTATCTGCACCTAATTGCATATATGACGCCCTAACAAATCCATCGTCTGACATCTTATCCTGTATGCTTTCGACCATTTGTCTACGCTTTTCTCTTCTCTTCCAAGTTATAAGTGTTTGGATCGTGG